TTGTGGGAGAGACGATTCTCTCGCGTAAACCACAAATGCAGGTCAACTCGGCCCAGGATTACCTGACGATGCGGAAGCGTCAGCTCATTGCAAAGACCTTTTACTCGACACCGCCGGAGCAGAAGGATAAGACGAATGCGGTCTTCCTGAGCACCCTCGCGAACAACGCGACGGTCGCCCAGCGGTTCATTCTTCCGACCGTCTCAGCATGGCGCGGAGTTCCGGGAACGGCTTCGTTTTCGAACTGGTGCACGGGCTGCGATGCCTCCTCGGGTGCCCCGGGCGCCTTTCCGATCACGAATACGAAGGATCTCGTGAGCCGTCAGGCTCTCCGCCCGATCGGGGTTCGTGCAACCGTTGCTCAGCAGTAGAAAGTTACAGATTGAATCTCCCTAAGGAGTAATGCCAGGCGGACTCCTTCAGCTCGTTGGAACTGGAGCCCAGAACGAACTCGTCAACGGGAATCCGTCGATGACCCACTTTCGAGCGGTCTATCGACGCCATACGAATTTTGCCATGGAACAGATTCGACTCGTGTTTACGGCGTCCAATCTGGAGTTCAATACCACGACCACCAAGACCCTGTCCTGCAAAGTGGAACGCATTGCCAACCTTCTCCATGACTGTTACATCGTCCTGACGATGCCCGATGTCTGGTCGCCGCTCAAGTACCTCGGGTCGACCACTCCACCGGCGGGGTATGATCCTCGCTCGAACTCGATGGGGTATGAGTTTCAGTGGATCAAGAACCTCGGCTACAATATGATTGACCATGTGGACATCACCATGAACGGTCAGCTCATTCAGCGCATGACGGGGGAATGGATGAAGCTCTATTCGTATCTGACCCACGATGCGAACAAGCGCGACATCATCGATCAGATGACCGGGAATGTCCCTGAGATGTACGATCCCGCGAACGCCTATGACCGTCAGAACCAGTATCCCAACGCAATCGCAGTGTCGACCCTTCCCACGGCCGCCCCCCAGACGCGAATTCCGGAACCCAGCATCCGAAGCCGCCGTCTTATCATCCCGCTTCACTTCTGGTTCTGCGAGAATCCAGGGGTTGCGCTGCCCCTCACCAGCCTCCAGAACTCGGAGGTCTATATCAATGTCACCTTCCGAGCGCTCCAGGATCTCTATACCGTGATCGATACAGACACCGCGTCACCCACCTTCGGGCGACGGGTCAAGCCGACCGCCTATCCGATGTCCCTGTTCTTGTCTCCTCCGACGGTCACAGGAGCTGCCAGCAATACGACCTTGACAACCTGGGTTCCCGATTTCCATCTCGAGGCCAACTACATCTACCTGACCGAGGTTGAGATGAACCAGCTCGCGCGTGCAGACCAGACCTTCATGATCAAGACTGTGAAATATGTCAGCAAAGAGGGCCAGTTCGGAGGAAACACAGACGTCGAGATTCCGATGTTCAACTTGGTGACGCGCATCATCTTTAGTTCAATTCGGTCCGATCGTGTGCTTCTCAACGACTGGGACAATTACACGAACTGGGCCAACCCCAATCGGGCCCCCTGGAGTGGAATCAACTCCGATGTCGACACGAGTCTGTATTCGTCAGGGCAACAGCAGGTGTCTGCCATCTACCCGCGGGATTCGATCATCGACGGTGTGCTTCTCTTCGACGGCAAGGAACGGATCCAGCCGAAAGCCCTGCCGTTCTTCTCGCTGCAGCAGATGTATCGGTACGCGACCGGCCAGATCACGAGCCTGCCCGGGGTGTACCAGTATTCCTTCTCGCTGGACCATGACTCGTATCAGCCCTCCGGCGCGGCCAATGGCAGTATGTTCAATCGGATCATCCTGCGGGTGACACTCCAGACCCCCCTGGCCCAGTCTGTCTCCGGAACAACGACACAGTCCACGACGGTTTGCGTGCTGACCTCAACGCTCTTCAATCAGAAGCCTACGGTGATCCCGGCTGCAGAGATCTCGAACTACAAGCCAAACGAGATCACAACGGTTGTTCAGACGAGTAGCAACATCGTCTTTACCTTTACCTACACGGTCGGGGTCTATGTCGAGTCGGTGAACTTCCTGCGCATCGTCTCCGGGTTGGGCAATCTCGTCTTCGCCTCATAATAATGGCGACCTTGAAGAAGGCGTTCTTTGGAGACGAAAACTCCATTCAAGACATCACCGCGATCATCCGCGGTCGAATCGACGGGACCAGTATCGACATCCCCGTGGACAATCAGCTCGTTCCGATCTTCGAGGGGACCCCCCAAGCCGATCTGACGGACGAGGAACGCAAGACCATCCGCGACATGGCCGTTCAGCAATGTGGGTCTGCTGATCAAACCTGTATCGAAGCCCGAGTTCAGACCTATACCCAGCAAACTCTGCAGCTGAAGCTCGAGTCGTCGGGGGATCCGTCGAACATTATCAAGGGGACCCGCCTCCGCGTGGAGATCGAGAACCCGGACAAGTCGATCACGCGCAGGGTGATCCCGGCTGGTCAACGGTTCACTTTCGATGGGTTCGAACCCGACGAGGGTCTCAACATCTTTAGTTACGAGTACATCCAGCGTCGCGTCGTTGACTTTGGATACTATGCTCTGATTGCCTTCATCTGGGCGTTCGGGATTGTTGCGACCTTCGTCTATTTCCGTCAGATTGGGTACCTTCCCCTTGCCATTGGCGGTGCCATCCTTGCCGCGCTGTACCCGGGAACCGGATATATCCTGATCATCATCGTGGCTGGCGTCGAAGCCTTCATACGATATTATGTCGGGTCGGAATAATGTTCGAACTCGGGTGGATCAGCGCGGGACTCATTGTGGGACTTCTCTTGTCGACTGTCTTTGTCCCCCCGACTCGGACGACCAAGACCTTGCCGACCCCGTATGACCGGAGCGTCTATCATACGGACACCGGATGTGTTCGCTTCGAAGCTGTCGAAGTTCCCTGCCCCGAGGAACCATCGTCACTGAATCTCCTCGCCAGTAGACAATGATTCGACTCGTGGAGGCCGTGCGTCGAGCGAGCCCCTTCTTTAGCTTCATCATGGGCCTCGGGCTCGCAGCGATCCTCTTCCATCGAACCTATGGGCAGAAGCGCGCCCTTGCATTGCCCCTCCAAGAGACGGTTGGAAAGGTGGTCCGCTCCGATGGAAAATGCTGGAGGTATCGCGTGGAGGATGCGACATGCGAAAGCTCTTCCTAAAGATAAATGGACGACGCAACCCCCCTTGATGCCCTTCTTCCGAGCCCGCAGGGCCCTCAGTCTGCACCGCCGGTGATCCCCATGCCGAGTGTCCCGACCCCTGGTCATGCCCCGATGGCGCCCACCTTCAAGCCGAGTCTCCCTGCCATGCGCTGGATGGCCTCGAGCGCGAGCCTGTATGTGTCCTTCTTCCTTGCAGCCGTCATCATCTCCCTCTCAGCTCCCCGTCACATTCTCCTGCAGTATGTTCCCAACGCCTACACGGGGGGTGGTGTGGTCAGCTACACCGGGGCTGCTGTTCTGGGTGTGGCTGCCGTTGTGATCACCAATGTGGTGAATGGATTCCTCTCGCAGCTGCTTGGCTAAGAGGAGGGCCTTGAAGAGCTGGGTGAGATGGGCCACAAGCTCCCGATTCGGACGCGGAATCTGGTGGGCCTGGATCATGAGCTTCTGAATTCGAACCAATTCGATGTAGAGCTCGCCTCGTGCGACAACTCCATCGACATAGCGCTGCATGGAAAACGGATTGTCTTCGTCCGGAGACTCCGTTTTTCTATACCATGAACCGCTTCACCTCCCTTGGATTCGACAGTCATGAGGCCATGATGCTTCAGGACGCTTATGACGCTGTGACCAAGGCCGACATGTGGGACTATCTCAAGAAGCCGTCTACGCCCGGCAAGGACGGGTTCATGTTCAGCCCTGCAATCGAGCTGGCCGCTATCAACGCCGAGATGGTCTTCGATGGACACAGTGGAGCGTCCTATGCCTGGACAATGCGCCAGATGGAGACGATTGCCAAGACGGGATGGGACTCCTATGCGAAGTCGATCACCTCGAAACGCGCGATGGAGGCCCTTCGTGTCGAAGAGGCCAACCTGAAGCGCAAGTCCGACCAGCCAGGGCTTCCGACCTACGGCTCGGTGTGTAGCTGCCGTGCCACTCAGGGATACACGAGTGGATGGTGTGGAGTTGCAGGCGGAGGCGTCCCAGCCTGCGATCATTAGTCTACAGAAACGCTCTTGGAGAAGAGGAAGGATGTTCCTCCCGGATTACTTGAAACACCCTCCTGCCTGGTTTCATACCCGGATTCTGGTCGGCCCTGGCGCCTTTCTGACCCAACGCTTCGCGGGAATGAATAACATTACCCATGTGATTAACTGCGCGCACGATGATGCGTGCCCCGAATGGTTTTCCCTTCGGTTTCCAGAGCGATATGTCTGCTTGGATGCTCTCGACAGTGTGTATTCTAACATCCTCGACTGGTACCCCAAGTTTGAGGCGACCCTCCAGCGGTTTCTTCGTGACCCCCACGCGCAGACGATCTATGTCCATTGCGTTGCAGGAATGAATCGGTCCGGGTTCCTGGCGCTGACCTATACCGCGAAGAACTACCATCTGCCACTCGAGGACCTCATCCAGGCGACGCAACGCCAACGCCCCTGCTTGTTCCAGAATCCAG